AATGAAAACAGATTTAAAAGGCGTGTGGCCAGGTCATGATTTATTTAATTTAAAACCTAAACCAGGTACACTAATTATATTTCCAGGTTATTTAGAACATGAGTTTGCTGTTGATCATGGTAACGAGCCGTTTAGATTTATACATTGGAATATACAAGCTGTGCCGAAAGAAATGGCAAAAGATGTTTAAAAAGAAAAAGTATACAGTTATTCGTCAAGCTATATCAAAAGATCTAGCATCTTTTATTGCAAATTATTTTTGTATACAAAAACAAGTTTATGATACTTGTCAAAAAGAAAAATACTTTTCTCCTTTTGAAAATATTATAGGGTTTTATGAAAAAGGCTCAAACGCTCAAGTACCAAATACTTACGCTCATTATGGGAGTATTGTTATGGATACTTTATTACTTAAGTGTCAACCTAGTATGGAAAAAGCAACAGGTTTGAAACTATATCCAGCGTATACTTATGCAAGGATATATAAAAAAGGCGATGAACTTAAAAGACATAAAGACAGGTTTAGTTGTGAAATATCTACCACTATGAATCTTGGTGGTGATGATTGGCCTATATACCTAGAGCCATCTGGAAAAGAAAATAAAAAAGGAGTTAAAGTAGATCTTAAGCCTGGAGATATGCTGGTTTATAGAGGTTGTGATTTAGAACATTGGAGAGATAAATTTAAAGGCAAAGAATGTGTACAGGTTTTTCTGCATTATAATGATCGTAATACCCCGGGAGCAAAAGATAACATGTTTGACGGACGTCGACATTTAGGTCTTCCTTCCTGGTTTAAACGATGATATAATTCTTAGATGGGGGCTGTGTCACCACCACATACCCACAGTCCCCTTTTAAGGATTATAGTATATGTATTTTGGAGGAACACCCTTTGCAGCATCTCCTTTTGGAGATCCAGGATTTAACCCTAACGCTTTTGTTAACGTTACTGGTTCTAGAATAAATGAGTCTACTGGAACAGTATCATTAGTAGGTAAAGCTAATTTTGCAGTAACTGGTAGTAGATTAAATTTTTCAATAGGTAACACATCTGTAATAGAAGGTACAGGTGTTATAGTTACAGCTGATGGATCTAGAATAAATATTACTACTGGAGATCCAACCATAGTTGGAAAAGCCGTAACTGCAATTACAGGAAGCAGAGTAAATTTAAATACAGGAACTCCAACTTTTGCTTTTAAATATCCAGTATCTGGAAGTAGAATAAATGCAAACAGTGGTAGCCCAACAATAGTTGGAAAAGCAACTGTTGAGCCTACTGGTTCTCAAGCTAATATAAACACTGGGACTGTAACAATATCAGCAGATGCAAATTTCTCTGTAACTGGTAGTAGAGTAAATTTAACAATTGGTAATGCAGATGTAGAAGCTAATGCTGTTGTATCGGTCACTGGAAATAGAACAAATCTATCTTCTGGAACAGTAACGATAACTGCAGATGCAACTGTGTTACCTACAGGAAGTAGAACAAACTTATCTACATCAGAGGCTTTAATTAGAAAATGGGATGGTGTAGTACCAGGAGTTTCAATGAGTTGGGATAGTTCAACCTTCCCAACAGCGAGGTAATAAATGTATTTTGGAGGATCGTCATTTGCAGCAGCACCTTTTGGAAGTTCAGGGGGTATTAGTATTAGAGCTGCCGCTACTGGTAGCAGAGTTAATCTAAACTCAGGTTCTCCAGCCATAGTTGGTAAAGCTCTCGTCATTCTTTCAGGTAGTAGAATAAATGCAACAATTGGTAATGTTACCACAAGAGTGGACCAACAAGTTCCTGTAACAGGTAACAGAATAAACCTTGCAACAGGCACAGTAGATGTGATATCATGGAACCCGATTCCCCCAGGGGTTTCACAAACATGGGTTGAGATTGACCCATTAAACCCATAGGAGTAATATGGCATCAAGTACGTCGAGTGATTTAAAACTAGAACTAATAACAACAGGTGAAAAATCAGGTACCTGGGGTACTATTACAAACACAAATTTACAGATATTAGAACAAGCAGCTAGTGGTTATATTGCTGTTGATGTTGCATCAAGTGATGTGGCTTTAGCTTTATCAAACCATGCTGTATCAAACGGTAAAAATTTATATTTTAAACTTACTGGCACATTAGCTGCAGATAGAACAGTTACAATGCCTGACTCTGCAGAAAGAGTTTTTATTGTTGAAGACGCAACTACTAGAGGATCAAGTAATCGTACACTAACAATTAAAACTGTATCTGGAACTGGAGTGGCTATTCCTGTAGGATCAAAATGTTTAGTATATTCTGACGGCACAAATGTTAATTTAGGACTAAGAGAAAAAGGATATTATACAGTTCCAGGAGCATATACAGCTGTTGAAGGTGATCAATTATTAGTTGATACATCTGGATCTGGTATTGGAACAGCTGTTACAATAACATTACCAGCATCACCAAGTATTGGATCAGAAGTAACTTTTATAGATAGCGGAAATAACTTTGCATCAAACAACTTAACAATAGCCAGAAATGGTTCTAATATTTTAGGTGCAGCATCTAATTTAGTAGTATCAGCAAATGCATCGGCTTTTACTTTAGTATTTGTAAATGCAACGAGAGGCTGGGCATATAAAGATAAGATATAGGACCGGGGACCATGGCTCTAATAGAATATAGATTCGCTCCCGGAATCGACAAACAATCATCAGACTCCGGTGCAGAAAACCGTTGGATAGACTCTGACAATGTAAGATTTAGATATGGTCAACCAGAAAAAGTTGGTGGTTGGTCTTCTCTTGTAACTGACACAATAGTTGGTGTGGCAAGAGCTATGCACGCTTTTACAGATCTAGCAGGTAATAGATATGTAGCGATTGGCACAGATAAATTTTTATTATTATATTTTGAAGGTCAGCTATATGACATTACACCTTTAAAAACTACTTTAACATCTGCAACCATTGCAACAACTAGTGGATCACCTACATGCACAATTACTAAATCAACACATGGTTTAGCAGTGGGAGATATAGTTCAGTTAGATAGTGTAACACTTCCTGGTGGTACAGGGTTTAGTGCATCTGATTTTGAAGATAAAAACTTTCAAGTAATTACTGTTCCTACATCAAGTACATTTACAATTACACAATCATCTAATGCTAGCGGTACAGTATCAACAGGTGGTAGTTTAAGTATTAAACCTTATGAACCTGTAGGACCAAGAGCTCAATCGTATGGTTATGGTTGGGGTATAGGATCATGGGGTGATGGTAACTGGGGAGAAGCAGCAACTGCATCTGAAGTTTCACTTGAACCAGGTTTGTGGTCGTTAGATAATTTTGGACAAGTTTTAATTGCAACAATTGCAAATGGTAAAACATTTACATGGAATGGTGGAGCTGCATCAGCATTAGACAATAGAGCTTCAACAACTACAAGTGGGTTTGAAACAAATAATAATCCAACAGCTACTAGATTAACTTTGATATCTCCTACGACAAGACACTTAATTCATTTAGCCACCGAAACAACTATCGGAACAACTACTACACAAGATGATATGTTTATACGATTTTCAGATCAAGAAGGAATAAACACTTATGCACCATCAGCGATAAACACTGCGGGCACACAAAGATTACAAGATGGCACTAAAATTATTGGTGCTCTAAAAGCAAAAGAAAGTATTTTAATATGGACAGATAACGCATTGTACACCATGAAATTTATTGGTGCACCTTTTACATTTGGTTTTGAACAGGTGGGTACAAATTGTGGATTAATTGGTAAGAATGCAGCTATTGAAATTGATGGTGTTGCTTTTTGGATGTCACCAAAAGGGTTTTTTGCATTTGATGGTACAGTTAAATCATTACCATGTAGTGTAGAAGACCATGTGTTTGAAAATATTGACACTACAAAAGGACAACAAATAAGTGCAGGATTAAATAATTTATTTACAGAAGTTGTTTGGTATTATCCATCTTCAGGTTCTGAGTATAACGATAAATATGTAATATATAATTATGGTGAATCTACTTTAACAAAAGTCCCTGGTGGTGTTTGGTACACAGGCACAGAAGCTAGAACTAGTTGGGTAGATGCAACCATATATCCAAAACCTTTTGCTACTAAATATGATTCTACCTCTGACGGGACGTTTCCTGTGATTGTGGGTCAAGATGGTTTAGGACAAACAACATTATTTGAACATGAAGTAGGGACTGATCAGGTTAATCCAAATGGAACTACAACAACCGTTACATCTTTTATACAATCATATGATATAGATCTTGAGTCTAGAATGAGAAGAACAGCACAAGGTGGTGTAGCATCTGGAGCTGTAGCTGGTGAGTTTTTCTTAGCACTACGTAGATTTGT